AACACCATCAGCTGTTCTGAATTGTGTTGAACCTTCAACCTCATATCTCACGAGGCTCCCAACTGCCAAGGTAGCTTCCACTCTATGGCTTCCGAGTAAAAGAGTATAGTTCGATACACTTGTAAATTCAATATTGAGGAAAGAATCAAACCAGAAATTATGAATAATTGATGTCTTATTCGGAACTGGAACAGCAAATGTATAGTGCCCTGGTAACATCCTCTTATGGACGATCACATCAAAAGATGAGAAAGACCCTAAGGGTGCACTAACTGGTGTTTCAACAAATACATGTAAACTGCCAAGTGTTCTTTGACCACCACCTTCTGTCTGCACTGCATATGAATGCACCATATTAATATAAGGAATATTAATACACCTTGATAGATCACTATCCAAGCTGGCACATATATCGATGACATCATAGTACATAGCACTAGAATCTTCATAGTCCAAGTGTGCTCTATTAGGTACAAATGCAACTCTAAGACGAAATGTCTTAAAACCATCACTAACAATAGTAAATTTGTACTGAACTTGACCACTCATGTTCTGGAACCAGTTAGCAATATGATCACATGGTGCTAAGTTATGGACTGAATTACCCAGATTTGACCCGCTGATGAATGGAGCCATTAAACCTGGCTGAATATGTGTAGAAAACACACTTGAGCCTTCATTATGACTTGTTCGGACTGTAAATGATGTTATTAGCCCAAAGGTCTCGCATATATCATGTAGATTCTTAATGATGTCCGCTCCAAAGAATTCACTGTTCTGTGGACATTCTGCATCTTCCCATAAACGCATGGATTCATTCTGTGTGTTACCACGACCAGAAGCAACATTGGGTGTTGTTCGCTGATACATTGCCTGATTACTCGTGCTCTGTGGTTTTTGATAGTTACCACCTTGATTTCGATTACCTTTAATTGCAGACATAGCCTTGTTGAAAACATCGTTACCAACACCAGTTACAGCATTAGCAGCGACATTTGTTATTCCTTTTGCAGCTCCAGCTTTAAGTGCAGCTGACCACATGGCAGGAATTGCTATATCAATCATTTTCATCGCAGGAATCACTAACTCTCTCATTTTCTTACGAATCTCAGATTCATGAGGCATACGTTTATGAGTACGATAGTATTCAATTTCAGTGTTTGTTGGAAAGACGTTGCTCATCACTTCCAATTGGCCATAGAATTGCGTGTCTTCATCAAACTTGATATACAGTTTGAGTATGGCATCACTAGGCGCTCCATCAGCAACTTCATAGTTGGTAAGCGCTACTATATTTAGAGTTGCTAAATATAGACTTGATGCATCTGAATTAGGCCGAATTGGAATAGCTCCTAAATAAGTTAGGAACTCAATTTTCAAATCAGCTGACGACGTTTGATGACCATTCATGATTATACCGGGTTGTTGACTAACCACTTGCACAGTTTGTAGTTCTTGAGGACGATCTCTTTGCAACAGATGATACACGTATCCCATCTCAATAGCCATTTGATTTGTTTTAGCTATATTCCACACTGCTTTAATTGACATGTTTCCACGCCAAAGGGTATTAGCCCTAAAGGGTAGGGCAGCAGGCATATTCCAATTGCTCTTGAGTGCATCGTATGGTAAGTGTACTTCTGAAAGCAACTCACCACGTACAACAGTACTATCTATTGGGATACTTTTGAAATGTATCCACCTATCGGTAAGATCCTGATATTTACGAACTTGATCAGAAATAACCAAGTTTGTAAAATTACCACCAGAATCAAAACGAACAATGTTTCCTTCTTGTGGAACAACTGGGCTTTCAATGTTGGTATTGAGAGCAGTGTCAACAATGACTTGTGTTTCATTGGGTGCATCCATGGCAGGTGTAGCCTTCTCTTTCTCAACTGTGATCTTCAAATTACCTAACCTTTCGGTTAGTAATTTTTGTTCTTCCTGGAGGCTTAGCAACTTCTCGACGTTCTTTTGTTGCGTTCCTCCATCCTTGATACGTTGGATGGCTGTACCTAAATTATCAATTTGAATATGATAATTCCTTATTTGCCTGGCACGGGCAGCCTTTTGTAACATGTCATTAGCTTGTTTTCCTAATGATGGTACTTTAAGCTCTGGTATAATGAGCTTAATTTCTCTAATCCATGA